TCACGCGTATCGCCGTTTCAGCATCGTCAACGCGGGAGTGTGCGTTGCGGTTGCTGCAACTTTGTCGGCGTGCTCGATCAACTTGCCGAGCTCGGCCGCAGAGTAGTGCGATGTCACGCTCCCATTGGTGTGACCCAACAGGACCTGCCTGTCTTCATGCGGCACATCCGCAGCCCGCAACCGGCGGCCGAAGGTGTGCTTCAGATCGTGCACGCGTAAGCGCCTAAACCCGTCGTGCGCAGGGTGCCCGTGGATCTCTGCCCACTTGGTCGCCGCGCGCTTGCGCGCTTTCCGCCAGGCGCTGTCGTTCATCCGGTGCAGCGCCCCGCCGTCATAGGGGAATACCCACTCTGGGTGTTGGCCCCGCTGGCCTTCGATCACCGCCCGCGCCACGCGGTTGAGAATCACCAGACGTTCCTGGCGGTTCTTCACCCCGCTGTCCTCGAAGCGGCCGCCGAAATCGGCCGGCAGCAGGAAGACCGACGTGCGTAGCGCCGGCACGGGAATCTCCCACTCCCAGCGCAGCTTGCAGACTTCCTGCTCGCGGCACCCGGTGTTCACCTTGTACAGCGCCATGCGGCGCAGGTGGCTGGGCAATTCCGTGAAGAACACATCCTGCTCGTCCCATCCCATGGGGTAGGGCTGGCGGGGGTTCTTGTCGTCGACCATCTCAATTAAGGGAACGGTGTCCAACCAGGGCCGCTTGCGCTCGTCGCGCCACTTGCGGGCGCACAGGTTCAAAACGCGCACGACGCGCTGCAGCGCAATGTTGATCGTTCGCGGCGCCCGGCCGGCGTCGAGGCGGTCCTCGACGTACGATTCCAGGCTTTCGTCGTCGACCTCTCTGATTGGCAGGTCCCCTATGTAGGGGTCCAGCTGCTTCAGGTAGATGGCCGAATGCCAGATTGACGGCTGGTGAGAATATTCCTCCAAGAATTTTGTTGCGGCCTCGCGCCAGGTGCGGTCCTGGCGGATCCCGTAGACGGTGCTCTGGCGGATGCCCTCCAAGCGGAAGATCAGGAGCCTTTCCGCTTCTTCGCGGTCGCTTGTTCCAGTGCTCTCGCAAAGGCGTCCGTAGCCCTTGATCTGCTTGTCGATATACCAGAGGCCGCCACGGAGCTGGAGGCCCGTGATGGTTTTTCGCGCCATAGTTTGCTACCTCGTTTGCTATGAGCGCGGCCGCTGTTGCCGCCGCTATCGTTGCCCGGAGGGCGGGGTTTGTCAAATTCCTGGGCGCCTCTTTGGGACTCGACCCAGGCATCCAACTCTTGGCGGTCGAACGCCTTGCCCTGCCGGCCGATGGGAATTTCGTGCAGGAACGGGCGCACCTCCTTGTCGAACACGGCGCGGCACATAGCCAGGTAGGCGGGGGCCTTGCCCACGCGGATGAGCCGGGGCCGGGGAGCCTGGAAGTCGGCCATCACTTTTCCCCCAACAGATGGTTGATGTACCAGCGCGCCTTGCGCAGGTCCTCATGTCCGTTTTTGCGCTTCCAGCGCCAGAGGTACTTGAGGGCGTTCGCAGTGCACGCGGCCTCGATGCCTTCCAGCCCGGTCGTGGCTGCCGCGATGGCGTCGATGCACTCGATGCTGCCCGCCGTGTAGTGGGTGGGGTGGTTGACGGCGTCGGTACGAGCGTCGGAGTCGGTTGCCGAGACGGGCGTGCCGCCTGTCGTGTAGCGGGCGTCGAGCGCTTCTAGATCAGCTCTGGCCTCGGTGAGTTCAGGCCTCTTCGCCAGTATTTCGGTCAAGCTCTTGCGAAGCCCGGTTACCTCCCAAGGCCGTAAGGGCAGGGATTCCTTCAGCTTGTGCAGCGCGTGCTGCGCTGGTGAACTATCTTCAATGAAGGGGGCGAAAGGTGCAGGTTCCCTCATGCTCAGGCTCTCCTTTTCAGGGCTTCCAGCAGCAAGTCCTGGACTTCCCGCTTGGTTTCGATGCGCGCCAGCACGATCTCGTCGACCGTGTCGCGCGCCAGGATGTAGTGGATGAAGACGGGCCGGTCGTGGCCGGCCTGCATCTGGCGCGTGGGCCCGATGCGTTCGACGATCTGCTGGTGCTCTTCGAGGTTCCAGTTCACGCTGAAGAACACTAGGATGTTGCCGCCGTCCTGCAGGTTCAGGCCGTGGCCCGCGCTGGCGGGGTGGGCGAACAGCACCGGGATCTTGCCGGCGTTCCAGTCGCGCAGCGTCTGCGGGTCCTTGTCCAGCTGGCGGCCCTTCGGGAATGCCTTGAGCAGGCGCGCCAGGTCCGACTTGAAGTGGTAGGCCACCAGCACCGGCATGCCGGCCGCTTCCTCGATCACCTCGTCCAGCGCCTGCAGCTTGACGTCGTGGACCTCAGCCCATTGCGTGCCGTCCTCGCCGACATAGGCCGCGCCGTTGGCGAGCTGCAAGCACTTCATGGTCTTGGCCGCGGCGTTGAACGCCTCGACCTCGTGCTCGCCGATCTGGGCAAACATGGCCTTTTCCATGTCGTCGTACAGGCCGCGCGCCTTGGCCGGCAGGTCCACCCGGATCTCGTTGACGATCGGCTCTTTCAGGTCGAACCAGTCGCGCGCATCCAGCGACAGGCACAGGTCGCGCATCGCGTCCTCGATCTGCTCCTGGGCGTAAGGCAGCGGCTCGATCCCGTAGCCGTCGTAGGAGGGGCGAAACCAGCGCTGGCGGAACGCGTCGAACGTGCGGCCCAGCCGCTGGCCCTGGTCCAGATACCACGCCTGGCCCCAGAGGTCCTGCAGGCCGTTGGGCGAGGGGGTGCCGGTGAGCTCAATAAAATGGGCGACGTACTTGTGCGCGACGCGGCCGAGCGCGCGGGCGCGCTGTGTGCCCTGGCGCAGCCGGAAGCCCTTCAACTTGGTGGACTCGTCTGCAGCGATCTTGCGAAACGGCCAGGGCCTTTTCCAGCGCTCAAGGGTGTCGAGCAGCCAGGGCAAGTTTTCGTAGTTGATCGTGAAGACGCTGGCCGAGAAACTGAAAGCCCGTAGCAGCGCGCGCTCGCGCGCCTTAACGTCGCCCACGATGGGCGTCACTTCCAGGTTGCGCAGATGCGACCACTTTGCGGCCTCGTCCGGCCAGGTCGACTGTGCAACACGCAACGGCGCGCAGACCAGCACCGGCCCGGGTTCGGCCAGCTCTAGGAGGTCCAGGGCGTTCAGCGTGGACACCGTCTTGCCCATTCCCATGCCCGCCCAGACGCCGCAGCGCGCCACGTCCAGGATGTGGTTCGTGATGAGCGCGCCGTAAGGGCGCGCGGTGAAGGCGCGGCGGCTCATTTTTTCGGGCCGTCCGTGCCCGCCAGGGCATCGCGGATCGCGTCATCGACGCGCCGAGCCTTCCAGGCATCTTGGGGTGGGTAAGTCATGAGCATCACGCCGTGCGCGTCGCGCGCGAGGATGAGCGCAGTAATGAGCGCTTCGAAGCGACGTTCTATCGCTCGACCAAGCTCACCCGCAAGGATGATGCGCCCCGTGGACCACGGGTTTTCGGCGAGTCGGTACATGCTGCCGCCGAATTTGCCGACCAACCGCTTCAAGGTCGCCAGCTCCTCGTCATCACTGGGCGCCGTGTAGATAGGTCCGCTCCATCGGTTCGGTAGTTCGATGGCGAAGGAGGGAGGGTCAGTTCTGCACCCAACGAACTTGTTGCCGCTTGGGGGATACGGATCACTGGTGTGGATTGTGGTCTCTGTCAACACGCGGCTTCTAATTTGATCCGCCGCCGAGCCCAAGGACGCATCGCCGCCTCCGTTCTTCTGCGCGCCCGGTTGCGCGGACAGGGCGGCGCGGTAGCCGCGTTCAAACGATGGCCCGTCGTATGCGATGCCGTCGATATCGCTGGCGTTGATGCAGGCCCCAGCGATTTCCTCATCGTCTGGCATAATCGGCGACGTGTCCTCATCGCGCACCGCCTCGCTGGCCTGGGGCGCGGCACCACGCCATTCCTTGCCCGCCGCGAAGGCCGCAATGGAAGCTTGCCGCGTGGTGGTGTAGCGGCCCTTATGCTGGTTCCACCACACTTGCCACGCGCACACGCTATCAGTGTCGTGTTTCGCCTCCCCGGCTACAGGGGCGCTTGCCGGGCGCACGCCGTTGGCGCGGTCGCACTCGTCGTTGGCGCACAGCACCCCGTCGGCCTTCCCGGCTTGGCACACGTCGGTCGGACACGCCTGGGGCGCTACAGGGGCGCTTGCAGGTAGTGCGGAATTCTTCGGCTTGCTCATTTCGTTGCCTCATGGATCCAGGGTTTTGCGAAGTCCCACAAAAACGAAATAACCTCGGGGACTAGGATTCCACCGACTATTGCGCCGATGATGCCGGCCAAGATCAGAAAGTCGCAGAATCCATCGGTGTTGATCCATCCGCCTTGCTGGGATAAGTTCGGATTACGCATGTTGTTCCCGACTACAGGGGCGCTTGCCCGCACGCCAGCGCACGACTGAACTTCTCGACAATGCGTCAGGTTTGACATGAGGCTTTCCAGTGCGGCGTCAGGCGTTGAAATCCCGTCTTTGATGTTGCGCATCCATTGAATTGCGCTGGTAGCCATATCTGCCCACTCGTTCGCCACGTGTTCAAGCGCTTGCCGCTCATCGGCTACAGGGGCGCGCAGCTTGGACAGCGCATCCACTACAGCCAGGATATGGTCATAGAGCGCTTTCGCTTCGGGCTCTCCAGCCCAATCGCCGGGCGTGCGGGTGTGGCATTCGCGAAGGCTGTCCGCCTCTTCCGTTAACAACCGGATAGCCGCGTAGAGCGGGTCCGTCAACACGGTCTGCTTTATGCTTGGCGTCATGTCAGTTCACCCTTGCGATTTCAGCGACGACAAAATCCAGGTCGTCATGAGTCGTGCAGCGCACGTCATCGAAGGCGCGCACAGCGTCATCAGCCAGTGCCATGGAGTATTCGTGGTCAATGCCATGCGTCCAGCGGCTGGATAGGTACACCTGGCCCCATAGGTTCGGGGCTTGAAGGGCCGTATCGCGCAGAGAAGCGCCGGTCAGCACGGCTTCCTGCGCCGGGGTGGGGGTGTGGGTGGTCATGTCCTTTCCTTGGTGGCGGCGCGCTTGCGCTGTATCAGCGCGGCGAGCTGTTGCCGGTCGATTTCCATAGCTCCAGCCGCGACTGCTTGCGCGCGCTTGCTGAGGCAGATGTCGTAGTGGCTGTGCGGCGTGCCGGCTTTCTGGTGCCAGCGGCGCGCGACGCCGATCCTGTCAGCCATCGCGTGCAGCTCGTCGTCGGTATCCGCCAGCATGTGGCACATCACCATCCGGCGATACCCGGCACGCATTCTGTCCACATAGACGGCCATCACCCCTCCTGCTGCTGAGAGGCGGAAAGGGCGGCGAGCTTCGGCGCGTGGACGGTGATATCGCGGTTATCTCCGCCATCCACGCGGATGTCCTTGTCGGTCTCGAATCCCCGTGCCTGCATATACGAGAGCAGCAACGACACGAAGGCGCCCGTGGCCACCTGTAGCGCCATGGCCGGGTCGCGCTGGGCGATCTGCACGTAGAGGTCGCCGACTTGATCCAGCAGTTCAGTTTCGGTGGTCATGCCTCACCCCCTTTGCCCTGCTGGGCGGCAATGGCGGCGTCGATAGCGGCGTCCCATTCGGCGGCGGTCGGCGGCCGGGTATCTCCCACGTCTTTGGGTAGCGCGTCGGCGACGGCCTGCCTGAATTCGTAGTTGCTTGCGATCATCATGTCGCGCCAGGTCCGATACCGCTCCGCATCCCGCGCATCGCCAGCAGCGGGAGCAGCGGCTGGAACAGCGGTCGGACCGAAAACGCCCGTCAACATGGCTTCATGCATGGCCTCGGTGTCGCAGGTGGCGCAGACGCCGGGGCCGCCGCAGCGTGCGCGGGCGCCATCGGCGCGAGGGGTAACCCATCCGTGTTTCGTGTCGCTCATGTCATGCCTCCCGGGCCAGCGCATCCACGCCGGCGATGCTGTCGACCACCTCGACGCGAAAACCCAACTTGCGCAGGCGCGCATGCTCGCGCTCCTGCGCGGCAGTGGCGGCTTCGCCGGTGGCCTTGAACTCGATGAATTGGACGTAGCGCGCGACGATGGCCTGGTGCTCCGGCGGGATCGCGCGCAGGCGCAGCCGGTCGGGCACGTTGCGACGGCCGGGGCTGGTGAACTTGTAAGGGAGGTCGCCCTGCGCCTTGAACATGGCGACTCCGTACTGCTCGATACTGGACTCACGCATGGCAAACGCCCCAGACATCGCACAGGGCCATCGCGACCAAGTCGAAGACCAGGTAGCCCAGGACGCCCAGACACACCAGCGCGCAGAAGACCGCGCACGCCGTGTCCAGGCGCCCCAGCGGGGGCAGCAGGGGGAATTCGTCGTCATCGTGGCGCTGATGCATGGCTTACTCCTGGTCGTCGGGAACTTCGATGAACGTGCCGTCGGCCGCCAGGCGGTACCAGGTGTCGGGCTTGACGCCGTCCTGGCCCGCGATGGCGGAGCGGATGCGCACGAGCTTGAAGTCGTTGTCGCGGTAGCACAGGACGATGGCGCTGCCGGCGCAGGCCTTAGCCTTGCCCTGGTAGCCGGACGCCATCGCCACCGAACCCGCACCCTCTACGCTGGCGGCCGAGTAGTCGCCCGTGTTGCTGGCGGCCGAGCCGTAGCCCGTGTTGCTGGCGGCCGAGTAGTCGCCCGTGTTGCTGGCGGCCGAGCCGTAGCCCGTGTTGCTGGCGGCCGAGTAGTCGCCCGTGTTGCTGGCGGCCGAGTAGTCGCCCGTGTTGCTGGCGGCCGAGTAGTCGCCCGTGTTGCTGGCGGCCGAGTAGTCGCCCGTGTTGCTGGCGTGGGACCGCTCTTCGGTTGCGGTCGCGCCGTTCGCCTTGTCCACGCGCGCCATGATCCACTCGACGGCGGACTTGATCAGCTGCGGGACCTTGATTTCCGCCTCGATGGTGATCTTGCCGCTGGCCAGCTTCGTGTCACCGCCTTCCTTCCTGTCGATGTCGCCGTGCGCGACCACCACCGCATAGCGGCTCTCGGCCGGCGCGTAGTAGCCGAACACGTCCAGCGGGTACTCGCAGCTGTGGAAGCCGCCCGAGGCGCAGCGCACGACCTTGCCTTCGTGCTCATAAGTCTTGCCAAGCTCGTACTTGTAGCCGCGGCAAACGAGATTCTTGTCGAAACCCTTGAACGCGGTGATGCGGGTGTCGTTGGTCATGTTGCGATCCTTGGTGTTGGGTGTTTGCTACTGAAAATTGCCTATTTGCTAAACGTTCAGACGTGCGAAGGCCGACGGGTCTTTGCCTTGATGCCCAGCGCCGCGTTTACTTGCGGTACCAGTTCGATGGGTACGAGCGCGGTGCTCACGGCCTTGGGCGCCGTGCTGGGCAGGAACTGCTCGCACTCGGGCCACGCTTCGCGCAGCTTCGGCAACGTTGTGCAGGCATACACCAGCGCGTGCAGCTTTACGCGCAGGGCTTCCTTGTCCCGCTTGATGCTGGCGTACTCTTCGGCCACAGCCTGCGCCTGGTCGTTTACGCCGTGCGCGCCGCCGACCTTTATCGACGCGGTTTCGTAGTCGTATCGGGGGAAGGCGCGTGCTTTCGACATCGACAATCTGTCGCTCTTCAGGCCCGTGCCATTCGGGTTCCAACTGAAGCCCGCCGCCGCGATGCGAATTTCTTTGTTGTGCGACACCCAGCCCTGCGGCAGCTTCTTAGCGATCTTTTCCGCAGCGCCGTGCGTGTAGTCGTATAGAGCATCGGCCAACGCGGTCGTGGCCGCTTCGTGCGCTTTCTCGCGGGCGGCGAAGGCGTGTTTCAACGCCTTGCCGATGAGTTCGTCGCGGAATTCTTTGGTCAGTCTCATGTCACCCTCTTCGTTCAGATTGAGCGCGCAGTGGCGCGTTGAGCAAATATTAGCAACTGCTAAATTAAAAGGTCAACAACTTTATTCTTTGCGATAGCGTGACGCTTCGAAGCCTGCCGCCGCCAGGGGAATGTCGGGCGCCCAGCTGGGCGGCGTGGCCATGATGCTGGCGAGGTTGGCGGCGTTGAACTCGGGGCTGTCCGGGGCTTCGGTGATGATTTCGTCATGCACGGTCAGCACGATCTGGTAGCCGGCCGCCTCGACCGCCGGCATGTTGTGCGCGAGGATGTCGCGCGCGAACGACTGGCAGGCATTCTCGAAGAGCTTGCCGCCGTAGCTGTGCAGCCGTGTCCACTTCCGGCTGTACTGGTTCACGCCCATATAGGAAAACTTTCCGTTGTCGTCGACCTGGGGGGAGGGGTAGCACAGGAACCGGCCGGACGGCATGCGCACCCGCAGCCAGGCGCCATCCCGGCGCATGCGGAACCGGCCGCAGTCGATCGTCATGCCCGGGTTGCGAGTCGCACGCATGGCGGATTCTTCCAGCGCGCCCCACAGGGCCTCGATACCCTGGTGCCCGCGCCGCCATGCCCGCTTGAAGCTGTCGCAGACGATGAACGCTCGTTCGGACAGGCCGAAGGTGCTGCGGCGCTTGCGCACCGTCCAGTCGTACATGCCCTTGGCCTCGTCGCGGATGTCGTCGGGCAGGCCGGGGTAGGCGTCCTCGGCCATCTGCTCGATGTCGAAGCCGTAGGTCAGCGCCCCGGTCAGGAACGCGCCGACGCCGCCCTGGTAGGCCAGCATCAGCTCCATCACCTTGCCGATCTGGCGCATGGTCTTGTCCACGTCCTCCGGACGCACGCCGAAGGCCTTCGCGTAGGCCACCTTGTACAGGTCGGCGCCGATGCCGGTGTCGTAATCGCGGAACGCCTGCAGCTTCCAGGACTCGCCTGCCAGCCACGCCGCGACGCGCCCTTCGATGTTGGCCAAGTCGGCCACTACCAGTTTTTTGCTAGGCGGCGCCACGATGCAACCGCGGATCGCGGCGCTGGCCACCTCCATAACGTTGTCGTAAATGAGATCCGCCGCGCCCGCCTTGATGGCGTCGATGCCGAAGTCGATCTCGTCCTGCAGGGCCTCGTCGCGCAGCGTGCCGATCTTCGGGCGAGGCAGGTTCTGCGGCTGCCAGAGACGCCCGGCCCAGCGCCGCGTGCGGCCAGCGCCAGCGAACTGCAGCAGGCCGCGCAGGCGGCCGTCGGCGCTGGCGCCGTTGATGAGCCGCTTGTACTTGCTGGTGCTGGACGTGCTGGCCTGCAGGCGGATCGCCAGCAGCTCGCGCAGGGCCCAGGGCAGCGCCTGGTCCTCGATGCGCCGCTCCAGGGTGCTGGCCTGCAGGTCGGGGAGTTCTACGCCGTATTCAGCCAGGAGGTGCGCGAGCAGCTTGTCCCGCTTGGTCGCCGACTCGACCGCGCCGTCGGTCAGCTCCTGGGTGCGGGCGGCCAGGTTCTTCCTGGCACGCTCCACCGCCGTCACCGCCGCCTGCGCCAACTCCCTGTCCACCAACACGCCGCGCTGGTTGATCCGCTGGTCCAGCAACCACAGGTCGAACTCCTCGCCGCTGTAGTTCCAGGTGGGCATCTTGCGGTAGATAACCCGCATGGCCTCGATGTCCTGGCCGGCGTATTCGACGAACTGCGCCCACTCGGTGGGGTGGGTGTGGCGCGTCGCGCGGCGCAGCGCCTGGTTCTTAGGGCGGGGCTTGCAGAAAAGCTGGATGAAGCCCTTGCCGGTCTTCAGCTTGCGCTGATCCAAGGGCACGTTCATCACGTCGCACAGAATATCCAGGGCGCCGGGCAGGGCGTGCGTGTAGGCCTGCACCATCGTGTCGAACCACGCGGCCTCGGGGATGAGCGCGTAAAGGGCGGGCTGGGCGTGCTTCATGACCGTGCGGTCGAACATGCCGCCGTTGTGCCAGACGTGGCGGGTATCAGGCCTCTGCAGGATCTCCAGCAGCGCCGCCGGTGGGTGCGGGTCGGCCATCACGTCCCAGACGCGCACGGGCTCGTCTTCCAGCGCGTAGGCCCAGAGCAGGATCTCGGCCTTTTCGGCGTAGGCGTGCGTGCCGTAGGTCTTCAGGTCGCGCTCGCTGAAGGTTTCCAGGTCGTGGAAGGCGGTGGCGTTGAATTCCGGGGCTGTCATATACTGGATGCTCAATAATTGATCAGGACGCCACCATGAGCGCACCGCACATCATTTACCTGGCCGTCGGCCTCGTCGCCGCGGCGGTGCTGTACCCCTGGCTGGTGCGCCACTTCGGTGACCAGGTCCACACGCGACTGACCCGGGCCGCGTATTTCGGGGCCGGCGTAGCGCTGGCGTGGCCGGTATTCATCGTGCTGCCGGTAGGGGTGTGGCTTGAGCGGCGCGCGCAGGCCAAAAAGGACGCCCGGGAACGGGCGTACCGGGCGCAGCTTGACGCGATGAATCGGGCGGGCTGAGGTCATGCTGCTTTCCTGAAGGGTGTGAAGTGCCGGCCCTCGGCCACGCACTGCTGGACGTTCTTACGCTGCGTGCCGCCCTTCAGGTGGGCGGGGTTGCAGCACAGCCGGTTGTTGCACAGGTGCATCACTACGCTCTTGCTGTTCAGGCGCCTACCGCCCATCTCGACCAGGGCGACGCGGTGCGCGAGCGCGGATTTCACCTTGCCCTTGCGCGGGCCCTTCTTGAATCGCATGCTCATCTTTCCGTAGCCGGACGCGTTGCGCGCGCCGATCCACAACCAGCACGGCGTGCCGTCATAGAACAGCTCGTCGGAAATGACGGTGTTGGCCAGGATGCGCTCGGCCAGGTTTGCGTACGGCGATGCCACTGCTTTGATCCTCTTGAATTGGGTGGACCATGCCCCGGATTGCCGCCATTTCTATTGCCGGCTTCCAACGGTTTGCGCGTACTCACCAGCGCCGTAATCAACATGTGCGGGCGGAGCTGGGTAGCGATCCGGGGCGTTGGCGCCGCGTGGTCCTGGTCGCGGCTGAGGATGGGAAGCCCCCGCTATCGCACGGCGCCGGGTGGGGCGGCGCCGTGGGGGTGTGGGGTTACGCCAGGTCGTCGCCAGCGTCCGAGCCGCTGCCCAGGTCGTCGAAGTCGTCTTCGCTGCCCTTGGTCGTGCCACCGAACGAATCGCCGTCCTTGTAGTACTGGACGCCCAGGAGCGTGCAGCGCACGGTCTTGCCGTACTTGTTGTCCTGTGCCCACAGGTCCACAGTGGCGTTCACATAGCAGCCGGAGTAAATGCGGCCTTCCTTGCCGGGCATGGCCTTGCCCTTGGAAGCGTCCCAGAGCGGCGACTTGTCGGCGTCCAGCAGCACAGGCATGCCGTCCTTCTCGTAGCGCTTGGCAACCAGCGCCATGTTGCCCTCGAAGCCGTCGTAACTCTTGCGCTTGCCCGGGTAGTAGCAGCCGCCCTTGGGGTCACCAACTTCCAGCAGGTTGTCGATGATGCCCTTGCCCTTCGCGCCCCACTTCTCGGCGCCCAAGGCGTAAAGCGCATCCTCGATGGCCTTGCGGGTGGGGTGTCCCTGTTCGGGAATGAGGAAGGTCGAACCGAAGGCAGCGTCGGCGCCGGGTTCGAAGGGCTTCGCTTCGGTCAGCTGTTGGGCGAAGGCGATACGGACGTTTTCAAGTTTCACTTTCATGGCAGTTCCTTTCTTTGCAGTTTTGGTATTGCGGGTTCAACGGAAAAGCTCGGGGTGCGCGAGCTTGGCGCGCGCGGTGGCCTTAGCGATGGCCTTGGCTCGTTCGTGGGGGTTTCTGACGCGGGCGGCCGACTGCAGCGCCAAGCGGAACTCCAACGGCAGGACATTGGCGTCCTTGCCTTCGTTCTCACGGGGCGCCGATGCCAGCGTCGGGTTGTTGGGCTGCAGTCGGTGCGTGCTCATACGAGGTCAGCTCCTTCGGTCGCGCCGGCGTCGGCCGTGACGTCGTCGAAGTCGTCCGCCGCGGGCTTGATGACCAGGGCGGGACGCTTGTCGGATGCCGGGGCAACGCTGGGCGAGCCTTCGGACTTCGTGATCAGTGCCTGAGCCTTGGCCCAGCGGCGCGGCGTGTCCTTGAGCAGCTTCTCGGCGGTGGTGGGGCTGATGACCTTCTTGTCGTACATTTCGTCCGACTTCAGACGCATGCCCTTTAGCAGCTCTTCGGCCTCCAGCTCGCTCGTCCACTTGCGCGGGCCGGCTCGACCCTGCACCAGCTTCCAGCCGTCGACCGGTTCGCCCTGAAGCAGAAGCCGCTCGACTTCGCCGCGCACGCCGTTGCCCCAGATTTCGATCAAGCCGAGGGCCCGCATGGCCTTGCCCAAGGCTTCGGGCGTGGCCGGCATCAGCGCCTTCAGAGTCATGGCCTTCTGCTCGTCCGATCCCGCCCAAGCTGTCAGGTTATCGAAATCGGTGCCGATCTCGTCCTGAACACGTTGCGCCAATGCCGGGCAGGTCCCTTTCGCCTTGCAGAAGCGGCACGCCTTCTCAGACGGTCCAAAATCCGAGGGGGTCGGCGGTGTCTCGCTGTCGACGTACAGGTACGCCCGGTCAGCGGCTTCCTTCAAGCGCGCGCCGCGCTCACGCAGTTCGTCGACCGTGATGGCCCACTCGCTGACGTGGTTCAGGCGCGGCTGGTGGATCGTCATGCGCACGCGTTCGAAGTCTAGGACCACCGCAAACTGATCCAGCGCGCCCAGGGCGTACAGAATCATCTGCTTGTTTTCCTCGGCGTCGACCTTCACGCCGCGCCCGAACTTCAGGTCACAGACGTGCAGCTCGTCGTCGGTGCGCAGGATGACCGCGTCGGACGTGCCGAAGGCTTCGGGCACCCAACGGCTGATGTCCAGGCGTTGCTCGAGCAGCAGCTCGTGGCCGGCCGACACGTCGCGCACGTAGTCCACATACTTCTGGACCTCGGTCGCCATGTCGGCCGTTACTTCGACGGTCTTGCCCGCGCGCATGGGGATGCGCCGGCCCTTGTAGGCCATGGCATCCTTGCCTTCGCGTAGCGCCATTTCTGCGACGGTGTGCGCGGCGGTGCCCTCGTCGGCGTAATCGCTGCTGGTGTCCGGGTAGCCGGACTCCAGTTGAACGCTGGCCGGGCACGTTGACCACCGCTCAGCGCCAGAAGGCGAGAGGGTGGCATGTGCGGGTTCGGTCATTTCAGCCCTCCCAGGTTGGCCTGCCCGTAGACACGCTTGAGCTTCTGGTAGACGGCCCGGGTGCTGGTGGCGGTGTGCCGCCAGGTGCCGGTGATCACCGCGTAACGGACGATGGGCTTACCCATGGCGTCCAGCTTGTCGGTGGGCACAGCCACCTCGCGCCCGCCCTCGCTGACCAGGTTGTGAGAGGGCATGCCCGTCGTCATCCGGCGCGCCGCACGGCGCAGCGCGCGAGCTTTGCGGCCGTTCATGCGATGGCCTCTTCGTCCGAGGCGACCGGGTCGTACGTGCCCGCGATGACCTGTTCGGCCTTCGCCTTGAATTCGGCGAACTGGTCAGCCTTCAGATCCTTGGCGGACGCGACGCCGAAGCGCTGCAACAGGCCCTCAGCCTTGGCGCGGCTGATCTTGGCGATATCCAGCACCAGCGGTTTGATGTCTTTGGTGTAGTCGAGTGCCGGCGCATCAGCCTTGCTGTCGGTAGCTGCGGCGTTGGTGGATTCGCTCGAGGAACTGCCCGAGTTGTCGGACGCAGTCCGGATCGGCTTGTCCTGCGAAGCCTTGGCGCTCGCGTCCGCCGTCTGCGCTTTTTTTTCCGTCGCTGCCGGTTGGATCTTCGCAGTAGCGGCCGGGGCATTGCCCGTGGCGAACAAAGTTGCGGTCGCCAGGGCTTCCGCCGCGGTTTCGAGCGACGCGGTGAAGACGACTTGCGCGTCTTGGATGGCGCGCTCAACGGTGATTCCGAAACTCATTTTGTATGCTCCTGTTGGATGGTTCTGTGCTGCGATTCAAATTTAGCAAACGCGATATTTTCGGGCAATTGAAATTTACTGTTTGCTAATTTTCCAGGCGCAAAAAAGCCCGCATGTGCGGGCGTTGTTTCGGATTCGGCATGGCCTGCTCCTACATGGTCAGCTTGATCAGCCTCATAGAGAAATCGCTGTCCAGCTTGCCTGTGCGCTGGGCGTTTTCGTACACCAGATTGACGATTTCCGCGTATTTTTCGGGGGTAAGCGTGATCTTCAGTTCCTGTTGTATCTCTGCAACCATCTTGACCGCAGCGCCAACAAAGCTCGGATCAACTTGAACTGTAGCGGCGGGGCCCATCCCTTCGACCGCACTATGTGCATGGTCCATCCAGTATTCAGGTTTACCGGCGGCCTCCTCGATGCGCCGGCTGGTTTTCTCGGTGATCACGCGATGGCCGTTAACCATTTGCGACAAAAAAGAGGGTCCGGCTTGCCCAAGTTTTTTAGCAAAACTGGCCGGGCCACCTTGTTCGATCAGTATCTGCTTGAGGTTCGTTCTGCGCTGCTGGTTCAATTTCTCGCCTTGCTTCATCGTCTTTCCTCAAAAAATGGTTTACGGGGTTTCCCTAGGCCGCGACGGTAACATCCTCCGAAAAGATAAGCAATACGTAATGTTTCATTGCTGCCGAATTGACTGATTGCTAAACTACGTTAGCAACTAGCCAATTGGAGCAAAGTGAATGAACCAAGATCCCATGGCTGCGCTCTACACGGCGCGCCTACTTAACGTGCGGGCGCTGGCCGCCAAAGAGGGTGGGCCGGTCGCGTTGGCAGTCAAGCTGGGCTGGGACCAAGCTTGGATGTCTCAACTGATCGGTAAGAACCCGACGCGCAACATCACGGAACGCACTGCACGCAAGATCGAGACGACCATGGCGTTGCCGATCGGCAGCCTTGATCTTATGCGGGCGGCGGCATGAGGTGCGCACGCTCCAACCATAGGGCCTACGGCCTTTGGGCATCGCGTAAGCGTCGGCCGTTGCCGAAACCGCACGTCGACGAGTTGGAACGCTTTCTGGCTTCATGGGAAGCACGAAACAAGCTTCGGGAGCGGCAACAAGCAGACATCAAGGCGGAGTGCGTGGCCCGCATTGCAGCGAACGAGGAGGCCATCTATCGGCTGCCGTTTGGTCGGACGGGTCTGTTGTTCGGTCTGTACGTCGTGGGAATCTTAGCCGCCTTCGCGACGGGCTACGTGCTGCTGGGGTAACAAGATGACCGACAACGAAAAGCAGGCGCTGGTCGCAGCGCTGGGCCCGATCCTCGACCGCGTGCGCCGCGATGTGTGTTGGAGGAAGACCGACGACGGTCCTCGCCGCGTGGACGCAGCATTGACCGACGCCCGCCTGGCGCAGCACGTCAACGGTGGCCCAGCTTATGGCGCGGCGCCCATCCTTCCCGGGCAGTCCGTCACCATGCTGGGCGTGCTGGACTTCGACAGTCACAAGGGTGACACGCCCTGGCCGCAGATGCAGAACACCGTCGCGCGCGTCGCGCTGGCGCTGCAGGCCCAAGGCGGCGCGCCGGTGGCGTTCCGCTCATCCGGTGGGCACGGCATCCATCTATATTGCCTTTGGTCCGAGCCCCAGGATGCCTACAGTGTGCGCATGTGGCTGCGCGCGGCGCTGGCCGCGGCCGGCCTCTCGCCGGGCACGAAGGGTGTGGCGGGCGGCGAGGTCGAGGTGTTTCCCAAGCAAGACGCGGTGGGCACCGAGAAAAAGCGCTTCGGCAACATGTTCATCCTGCCGCTGGCCGGCGCCAGCGTGCCGCTGGACCCGTTCGACCTGGACGACTTGCCCAGGGATTACCTGGTGGGTATGGACTGGCCTATGTCCGCGCCCGTGCCGGTCCTGGAAAAGCCCGAGCGCGAGGCGGCCCTGGTGCCGGCCGGCGACGCGGATGCCGCGGTGCTGGAAAGCGCCCTGGCTTCCATCAAGAACGAGGGCAGCGACGCCCTGGATTACGACCAGTGGCGCGACATCATTTTCGCCATCCACCACGCCACCGCCGGCGCGGATTACGGGCTCGAGCTCGCCCACCAGTTCAGCGCGCGCAGCGGCAAGTACGATCCCGATTTCCTCGATAACCGCGTCTGGCCGTACATCGACAGCGCGCGGCCTGATGCCGTGACCGTGCGTACGGTCCTACACATGGCGCGCCAGGCGGGCTGGCAGGAGCCGGCCGACCTGGTGGCGCGCGACTTCGATGTTGTCGAGGCGCCGCGCGCGCCGGACGGTAAGCCTACGCTACCGCTGCCGGCGTTCAAGCGTGACGACCATGGCGCCATCCTGGCCACGATCGACAACCTGACCATGGCCGCGCGCGACCCGCGCTGTTGCAACGTGGTGCTGGCCTATGACGATTTCCGGGCAGAGATCATGGCCGCGCCCCAACACGAGCCGGGCGCGTGGCGGCAGTTTGAAGACGCCGACTACACCCGCATGCAGATTTTCATGGAGCGCGGCGGCTTCAAGAAGATCACAAAGGAGACGCTGCGCGACGCGGTGTGGCTGGTGGCCATCGAGAACCGTTTCGACTCGGCCATCACCTGGGCGCGCAGCCTAGAGTGGGACGGCGTGCCGCGGGTCGAGACATTCCTGGAACGGTATTGTGGCGCCAAAGCTACGCCGTACACGCGAGCCGTGTCCCGTTACATGTGGTCGGCGCTCGCCGCTAGGGCCCTGGAGCCGGGTGCCAAGGCGGACATGGTGCCGGTGCTGATCGGGGAGCAGGGCGCGCGCAAGTCCTCGGGCGTGGCCGCCATGGTGCCCTGGCCGGAACTCTTCGCCGAGATGGACCTGGGCGACCGGGACGCGGAGGCCAGCCGGCGCATGCGCGGGCGACTGGTCATCGAGCTGGCCGAGCTCAAGGGCCTGTACTCGCGGGACGCCGAGGCCATCAAGGCGTTTATCACCCGGCGGCACGAGGAATGGCGGCCTCTGTATAAAGAGTTCAACACCATCTTTCCGCGGCGCAACCTCTTCATCGGCACGGCCAACGTGGGCGAGTTCCTATCGGACGACACCGGTGAGCGGCGCTGGCTGCCCGTGGTGATCACCGGCCTGGTGGATGTGGAGGCGATCGAGCGCGACCGCACCCAGCTCTGGGCCGAGGGCTGCGCCATGTTCCTGGCGGCCGGGGTGGACTGGCACGAGGCCGAAACGCTGGCGCGCGATGTGCACGGCGATCACAAGATCAGCGATTCGTGGGCGCCCGTGGTGGAGCAATGGCTCACCGCTGGCGATTTCGATGTCGTGGGTGGCGAACCGGGGCCGGACGCAGGCCGCAAGATGGTGGTGCAGACTCATGAAGTGCTGATCGGGGCGCTCGGGTTTGATGCGAAAAACATCAAGAAGGGGGAAGAGAGGCGCGTCGCCAGCCTGATGAAGCAGCTTGGGTATTCGCAGCATAGGCAACGGATTGGAAATAGTCGCCCACGGGTGTGGGTGCACGAATCCGCCGAAAAATGCGAGTACGCAGATTTTACGGATCTGGTGTGATGTTGGCCCGGATAAATGACCAGATGGGCCATATAGGACCGGATGCGACACCGTTGCATCCGACCCGCCAGAACCCCAATAAATATGCGGGTTTTCAGGTTATGGACCATATGGACCATATAAATCTTCTACCTTTATCGCGTGTAAAGAATAGGGGGAGAAAAGGTAAAGATAGAAACGATAGTGTCCATACGGTCCGCCGGTCCACCCAGAAACCTGTAGTTTTTTGCAAGTTCCAGCTGTCGCAACCGGCCGACGATCTAGGAGGGCCGCCATGTCCCGGATCACGGTAGGCGTGAACGAGAAGGGGATTCGGGTCGGCGAGGACCATCAACGGGCTAAGTTGACGGATCACGATGTCGAGCTGATGCGTCAGCTGCACGAGGAGGACGGGATTGGCTACAAGCGGCTCGCGAGAATGTTCGACGTCAGCCGCGAGCAGGCGAGGGATATCTGCCGATACAAGGCACGGGCGCAAACCCCGCACAAGTGGGTGACCGTGAAGGGTTAGAGGGGGTGCATAGCCCGGGCGGCGGAATCTACCGTCCCGGGCATGCACTCAATCCGGACACCTGAAAAAGATTTCGCGTTTCTGTCCTCGCTGGCGGATACGGGGAACGTTTCGAAGTCGGCCGCCGCCGTCGGCGCGAGCCGTAGCGTCGTGTACGAATGGCGCATGGCCGACGAAGAGTTTGCGAAGGCTTGGGACCAAGCAATCCGCATCGCCACGTTGGGTTTGGAAGACGAGGCCCGACGCCGGGCTCAAGAGGGTGTCGACGAGCCTGTGTTTTACCTGGGCAGCCAGTGCGGCACGGTTCGCAAGTACAGCGACACGTTGCTGATCTTTCTGCTGAAAGCCCACGATCACAAGTACCGCGAGAAAACGGGCCTCGAGCTGACCGGCGCCAACGGCGGGCCGGTGCAGATGAGCGATTCGCAAGTCGCGGGCCGCCTGGCCGCCCTGATTGCCGTCGCGCAGGCCCGCCAGGCGCAGGAAACGAGCGACGAGCCGGGCGCGGACTTGGTGTAGGGCGCCATGGTTTTCGCATCGCAAGCCGTTGATTGCAAAGCAGAACGCGAATTCGCGCTATGCAAAAGGGCGCCATCGTGAACGGGTATTTCTTCCTCGCGGGCGTCATCCTGGTGCTGTGTGGCGAGCCCTTCCTGGCGTTCGGCACCTGGGCGGTGGGCGGGATCGTCGCGCTATGAACGCCTCGGAGATTCTGAAGCTGCTGCGTTACCTCACCCCGGCCGAGCGCGCCGAGGTCGAAGCCATCCTTGCGCAGGACAAGACGATCTGGCGCCCGCTACCAGGGCCGCAAATGATGGCCTACGACAGCACGGCCACGATCATTGGGTATGGCGGCGCGGCAGGCGGAGGCAAGACTGACCTCGCGTGCGGTAAGTCGCTGACGCATCACCAGAAGATCCTGGTGCTGCGGCGCGAGGCCACGCAGCTGACCGGCATCGTTGATCGCTTCACGGAGCTATTGGGCAGTCGCGACGGCTACAACGGCGCCGAGCGCATATGGCGCCTGCAAGGCCGCCAGATCGAGTTCGGATCCACGCCCAATCCCGACGATTGGAACAAGTACCAGGGCCGCCCGCACGACCTGCTGGTGTTCGACGAGGCCGCCAACTTTCTGGAAGGTCAGGTGCGCGCGCTGCTGGGCTGGCTGCGTTCGGTGGACCCGACGCAGCGCTGCCAGGCTTTGCTCACGTTCAACCCGCCCACGAGCGCAGAAGGGCGCTGGATCGTCGATTTCTTCGCGCCTTGGCTCGACCCCAAGCACCCGAACCCGGCCCAGCCCGGCGAGCTGCGGTGGTTCGCCACCGTGGACGGCAAGGACAAGGAGTGTGCCGACGGCACGCCATTCCTGCACAACGGCGACCTCATCACGCCCCTGTCGCGCACCTTCATTCCGTCGCGTGTGAGCGATAACCCATACCTGATGGGGACCGGATACATGGCAACCCTCCAATCCCTCCCCGAGCCGCTGCGCTCGCAGATGCTATATGGCGACTTCCAGGCCGGCCTGGAAGACGACGCCATGCAGGTCATCCCCACGGCCTGGGTGGAGGCGGCGCAGGCCCGCTGGAAGCCGATGCACAACAAGCCGCGCATGGACAGCGTCGGCGTGGACGTGGCGCGCGGCGGGCGCGACAACACTATCATCGCGCGCCGCCACGGCTGGTGGTTCGACGAGGCCCTGGCTTACGCCGGCAAGGCCACGCCCGACGGCCCGAGCGTGGCCGGCGTCACGATCGCCGCGGTGCGCGACAAGGCGCCCATCCACATCGACGTTGTGGGCGTCGGCGCTAGCCCTTACGACTTCCTGGTGCAGGCCGGCCAGCACGTCCTCGGGATCAACGGCGCCGAGGCCGCGCTGGGAACCGACAAGTCCGGTCGCTTGGCATTTGCCAACACCCGGAGCCACGACTGGTGGCGCATGCGCGAGGCGCTGGACCCGACTGCGGACAACGGCATCGCCTTGCCGCCTGACCGTCAGCTGCTGGTCGACCTCTGCGCGCCGGTCTGGCGCCTGCAGGGCCGCACGATCTACGTGGAAAGCCGCGAGGACATCATCAAACGCATCGGCCGTTCCCCGGATTGGGCCAGCGCTTACATCCTCGCGCTGCACGATACGCCCCGCGTCGAAGACATCCCGGGGGTGCATACCCGCAAACGTGGCTCCTACGATCCGTACGCAAACCTGAGCCGATAGGACCAACCCCCATGTGCGAGCCCGCCACCATTGCGATGAGCGTCGCGGCGATTGCCGGCGGCGCGATGGCGGCCTCCGCCATGTCGCCGAGCACGCCGAGCGTGTCACCCACTGCGCCCGTCCAGCCACCCACGAAGCAGGGCGAGAAAGCCGCGGACGTGGATCAACTACGCCGTGCTAACAGCGGCAACCGCATCGACACCGGTCCAGGCGCCTCGTCCGGCAGCACGCTGCTAACGGGTCCGGGCGGGATTGATTCCGGGGGGCTTTCCTTGAACAAAAACACGCTGCTGGGAGGCTGACCATGTGCATGGCACCGAGCATGCCCGGCGCGGGCAACGCCTTTTGGACCACCGGAGCCGCGGGCATGACAGCCGAGGAGCAGAATGCCCTCCCTTCGCTCACGCCCGATTTGATTGCATGGGGTGGGATCAGCGGCGTGGCGCAGCGCAGCCAAGAGCGGACAGCCGCCCTCGATAAGTGGAAGGCGGAAAACCCGGAGCGGTACCAAGAAGGGTTGCGCGCTCAAGAACAGGCGGCCTCAGGCCAGCCGCAGCGCACCCAAACGGCCAGCAACGCGCGACAGGGCGCAGGCGGCTCGGGCGGTGGCGCCGGGGCGTCCTCGGCCAACACGCTGCTTACGGGAGCCGGTGCCACGCAGGGCGTCGATCCGGCCGCGCTCGATCTCTCCAAGAACACGTTGTTGGGCCTGTGAACATGGCCGATATACGCATCGACCGAGACAAGTACCAAGCGCGATTCAGCTCGCTCAAGACTGAGCGCACGAGCTGGGAAGGCTACTGGGGCGAGCTCACCGACTTCATCCTGCCGTATAGCGGGCGATTCTTCGCTCAGGATCGCAACCGCGGGACGCGGCGATTCAACAATATCTACGACCCCACGGCGACGCTGAACGCGAACATTCTGTCTGCCGGCCTGATGGCCGGGATGACGAGCCCGGCGCGGCCTTGGTTCCGGCTGGCTACGCCCGATCCAGCCTTGATGCAGTATCACTCTGTCAAAGTGTGGCTGTCCGACGTCACCAAGTTGATGCTCGACGTCTTCGCAAGGTCGAATACGTACGACAGCCTGCAGAGCATGTACCAGGACCTGGGCGTCTACGGCACGGCCACGAGCTTCGTCCATCCGGACTTCAAGAACGTGATCCACCACTCGCCGCTCCCAATGGGCGAGTATTACCTGGCCACAGGCCCGCGCGGCGATGTGGACACGCTGTATCGAGAATTCGACATGACCGTCTCCCAGATGGTCAAGATGTTCGGCATGGACAAGGTCAGCGAGACGGTCCGCTCGATGTACACCAGCGGCAACCTGGATACCTGGGTAACCGTCGTGCAATGCGTCGAGCCGAACGCCGACCGCGACCCCAAGATGCGCGATGCGCGCAACATGGCGTGGACGTCGGTCTATTTCGAAAAGGGCCAGACGCCTGAGAAATATCTGCGGCGCTCGGGGTTCGAAGAGTACCCCGCGCTGTCGCCGCGCTGGCAGGTCTGGCACGGTGATGTGTACGGCATCGGGCCGGGCGGTATTGCGCTGGGCTCGGTGAAAGGATTGCAGCACCGGCAACTGCGCCTGGCCGAAGGCCTTGATTACACGACGAAGCCGCCCGTTCAGGTGCCGACCGCGCTTAAGAACCAGGACGTGGACATGCTGCCCGGCGGCGTTACCTACGTCGACGGCGTGGGCCAGAACCCGGGGATACGGACGGCTTGGGAGGTGCGCCTGGACCTGGCCGGCCTGCAGGCGAACATCACGGACACGCGGGAGATCCTGCGATCGTGCTTCTACGCCGACCTGTTCCTGATGATGGCGAACGTTGACGTCCGCATGACAGCCACCGAGGTGGCCGAACGGCACGAGGAAAAGCTGCTCATGCTCGGGCCGGTGTTGCAGCGCCTGCACAACGAGATGCTGGACCCGATGGTCGAGATGGCATTCCACCGCCTGGCAGTGGCCGGCGCGCTGCCGCCGCCACCGCCCGAACTGGAAGGCGTTGACCTGAACATCGAATTCGTGTCGATGCTGGCTCAAGCGCAGCGTGCGATAGGCGTCAACAGCACAGACCGCTATGTCATGACGCTGGGCCAGGTCGCCGCCATCAAGCCGGAAGTCCTCGACCGGCTGGACCCCGACGCGCTGGCGGACAGCTACGCAGACCAGCTGGGCGTAGATCCCCGTCTGGTCGTGCCGCTGGATCAGGCCGTACTTATCCGTCGCCAGCGTGCCCAGCAGCAGGCGGTCATGCAGGCCGCGGCGACAGCAGAACAGGCCGCTACGGCGGCGCAGCGTCTGGGCGCAGTGCAGACCGGTGAGCGCAATGCGGCGTCGGACCTCATCAACCAGTTCCAGGGATACACCATCCCGCAATAGGGGCTCGCCATGAACCTGATCGACATGAAGCTCACGCCCGAAGAGGCGAAAGATCGCGATTGTTGCGTCTCGGAAAGCTCTGACGGTGGACCCAAGTATCCCTGGGGGCTCACGATCTCGCTCGACGATGCGACGCTGAACAAGCTCGGAATATCCACGCTGCCGCAAGTCGGTGAAGCGATGCGTCTGGTGGCCATCGTTGAGGTGTGCACGACGAATCTGCACGCAACCCAGGAGGGCACCGACAAGTGCCTGTCGCTGCAGATTACGCAGATGGGCTTGGAAGGCGATGCCCCGGACCCGGCCCAGGTTCTGTACGGCTGAGGGGGTGCATACCCCGCGCTGCAAATCCCAGAATTCGTGCGCATGAGCTCCACGACATACGACCCTCTCAACCCGTCGGCCACGGAAACGGACCGCGACGCGAAGCGTGAAGACGCCAAGCAGGAAGCACGGCTTGAATCGGACGACCTGAAGTGGCTCATGGGAAACCGGCGCGGCCGCCGCATCGTGTGGCGTCTGCTGTCCCGGGCTGGTGTCTACCGGCTGTCCTTCAGTACGAACGCCATGCAGATGGCATTCAACGAAGGCAACCGCAACGAGGGCCTTCGGTTACTCGCGGCCCTGCATCAGCACTGCCCGGACCGGTACGCCGAAATGCTCCAGGAGCAGAAGAAACATGACCACCGAAACCCAAGCGACGACCGGACAAACGCCAACTGATCCCGGCACGCAGGCGCCCGCGGCCGCATCGACAACCCAGGACTCCACCGTCCTGACCGCCGACACGTCCACGAGCGAGCAGCAAGCGCAACCGACCCTACAAAGCGAAACCCCCGCCGGCGACAACCCCGCCGCGGAGGCCAAGCCGGAGGGGGAGAAACCCAAGGCTGAGGGTGACAAACCCGGCGAAGCCAAGGGCGCACCGGAGCAATACGAAGACTTCACGGCACCCGAAGGGGTAGCGCTGGACGCCGAACTGGTGGGCGACCTGAAGACCATCGCCAAGGAATTGAACCTTTCGCAGAAAGATGCACAGCGCGTGGCCGATCTTGGTCCCAAGCTGATGGAGAAGCTGCAGAAGGGTCAAGCCGAAGCGCTGGCGCAGATTCGCCAGACCTGGGCTGACAGCGCCAAGGCGGACAAGGAAATCGGCGGGGAAGCTTTTGCCGAGAACTTGGGCGCGGCCAAGAAGGCTCTTGATTCGTTCGGCACTCCGGAATTGCGCACGTTGCTCAACGAGTCTGGCATCGGCAACCACCCGGAGGTTATCCGGTTTATGGTCCGCGCCGGCAAAGCGATCAGCAGCGACACGTTCGTCCCTGGTGGCCAGCGAAGTGGCCCCACGGATCCCGCGAAAACCATGTTTCCGAACATGAACTAGGAGCCCGCATATGGCCACCCTTGCAATCCAGAACCCGACGCTGGCCGACGTGGCCAAGCGTACCGACCCCGACGGCAAAATCGCCACTATCGTTGAACTGCTGAACCAGGATAATCCGATCCTGGAAGACGCCACGTTCATCGAAGGCAACTTGCCTACCGGCCACCGCACGAGCATGCGCGCCGGCATCCCGACGCCGACCTGGCGCAAGCTGTATGGCGGCGTGCAGCCGACGAAATCGACGACCGTGCAAGTCACCGACAACACCGGCATGCTCGAAGCGTATGCCGAGGTCGACAAGGCCCTGGCTGACCTGAACGGCAATACCGCGGCATTCCGCCTGTCCGAGGACCGCGCCCACATCGAGGGCATGAGCCAAGAAATGGCCAGCACGCTGTTCTATGGCAACGAAGGTAGCGAGCCCGCGGCCTTTACCGGCCTGGCCCCCCGCTACAACAGCCTGGTTGCCCAGAACGGCGAGAACATCATCGACGCAGGCGGCACCGGCTCCGACAACACGTCGATCTGGCTGACCGTCTGGGGTCCGAATACGCTGCACGGCATTTACCCCAAGAGCAGCAAGGCCGGTCTGCAGATGAACGACAAGGGCCAAGTGACCATCGAAAACGTCGATGGCAATGGCGGTCGCATGGAAGCGTACCGCACGCATTACCGCTGGGATGCCGGGCTCACGCTGCGCGACTGGCGCTATGTCGTACGCATCGCCAACATCGATGTGTCGGCGCTGACGACTGATGGCACGGTTGCCGATCGCAACGCGGCCCGCATGGCGCTGATCGAAGCCATGATTCAGGCGTCCGAGCGCATCAAGAACTTCGGCGTGGGGCGCCCGGTGTGGTACGTCAACCGCACCATCCGCGAGAACCTGCGTTTGGGCATCCTGCAGAAGATCGCGGGCAACCTCACCTGGGAAACGGTGGCCGGCAAGCGCGTCATGATGTTCGACGACATCCCGGTGAAGAAGGTCGACGCCCTGACCAACAACGAAGCCCAAGTGGTCTAAGGAGGCCGCCATGCTCATCGATTCCCGTCTGGAATTCTCGGTCAACCAGGTGCTCGCAGCGGCGGGCAACTCGACCAACGTGGTAGACCTGTCGAGCGACCGCGACATCGGCCCTGGCCAGCCCATGTACATCGTCGTGACGGTCGGCGCCACTGTGGCGGCCGACACCACTGTCACCCTGCAAACCAGCGCTGCGGAAGCGTTTGGCTCGCCGGTGGCGCTGGGTTCTATCGCGATCCCGACCGGCACGCCGGCCGGCGCCAAGTTCGTGCTGGGCATGCCCTATACCAACCAGCGTTACTTGCGCTTGGCGTACAGCGCGGCCATCACGGCGTCGGCGTTCCTCACTAGCCAGGAGCCCGCCAGCTGGCAGGCTTACCCGGGCGTGGTCTAAGGGGCTGCCATGAAGACTGCAATCGCACTGGACACTGGCTTCTACGGCGGTAGCCGCATCCGGCAAGGCCAGAAGTTCGCTGTGGCCGACAACGCCAAGGCCAAATGGTTCGAGGTCTTGGCGCCCGAACCGAAGGCGGCCAAGGATCCCAAGGATCCCAAGGATCCCAAGGCGGCCGCCAGCGGCGGCAAGTCCCCGGCTGACGACCTGGCCTAATTCCGGCCAGCGTCGAATCGCGTCATAGCGGGGGCCCTGTGCCCCCGTTTCTTTTGGAGCAGTCGCATGGCCTCTGTCGTCGATATTTGCAATTTGGCCCTTGGCCATCTCGGTGACGAGGCTACGGTCACCAGCATCGATCCGCCCGAGGGCAGCGCGCAAGCCGAGCACTGCGCGCGCTTTTATCCTATCGCGCGGGACACGGTACTGGAGGCGTTTACGTGGAACTTCGCCACGACTCGCAAGCAGTTGGCCGAACTGCCGTCACCGTGGTCGAGCTGGGCGTACGCGTATGCGCTTCCCGCCGATTTCGTCCGCGCGATTAGTGTGATTCCGCCAGAGGCCCCGCATGACTATACGGCCGCCGTGCCGCAGTACCCATGGCGGGATTCAAGTTACCCAATGGCACCCTCGGCGGTGTATATGCCGCAGGAATACGCGATCGAAACGCACGAGACAACGGGCGAGCGCGTGCTATACACGAACCAGCCGAACGCAGTGCTCCGATATGTGCGTCGAATCGAGGACACTACGCGCTTTTCGCCGCTATTCACGGACGGAGTGTCGCGGCTTCTGGCGTCCTATCTGGCCGGGCCGGTGATTAAGGGCACTGAGGCCATCGCGGTTGCGCGCGCCCAGTTCGGCGTCTATGGCACGATCCTGGCGCAGGCGCAAGTTTCCGACGCGAGCCAGCGGAAGGTCAACCTACGGCAGAATGTGCCATGGATCGCGGGGCGCTGAGCCATGGCCAACGTACGCACGCTATCCCGCTCCTTCGCTCGCGGTGAAATCAGCCCCGAACTGTTTGGCCGGGTCGACCTGCCGCAGTACCAAACCGGCTTGGCCACCTGCCACAACTTCGTCACGCTTCCGCACGGTCCGGCCCAGAACCGGCCCGGGTTCGCCTTCGTGCGAGAGACAAGGAACAGCGCGCGCAAGTCGCGCTTGATCCCTTTCGCTTTCAACACTGAACAGACTTTCGCGCTGGAAGTCGGTCACGGTTACGTTCGCTTCCACACCATGGGCGCTACGCTCGTCGATGGTGGCGGGGCGCCGTACGAAGTCACGACCCCGTACGTGGAGGCCGACCTATTCGATCTGCATTATGTGCAGTCGGCGGACGTCCTGACGATCGTGCATCCGGCGTACGCACCTCGCGAGCTGCGGCGCCTGGGCGCACTGAACTGGACTCTTACAACCATCCAATTCACGCCGACGATCGTGGCACCGGCCAGCGTTACCGCAACGGCGCACGCTGGATCGGGCACGCCTGACAACGTCGACCATACGTATGCCGTGACTTCCTTGGCAGCCGACACGCTGGAGGAGTCTCTTATCTCGACTCCCTCGAACACGGTGTCTAATGACTTGTTCCTGCAAGGCGCGTACAACGATGTTACCTGGCCCGCCGCGGCGGGCGCAGTGCGGTACAACGTTTACAAGTTGAGCAACGGCCTGTGGGGCTACGTCGGCCAGTCTGGTGATCTGTCGTTCCGCGACAACAACATCACCCCGGACATATCCCAGGCAGCGCCGACGCTGGCCGACCCCTTCAACGGTGCAAACAATTACCCGGCGGCTGTGTCCTATTACGAGCAGCGGCGCTGGTTCGCGGGCACTCGCAACAAGCCGCAGAACGTCTGGGGCACGCGGTCCGGCACTGAATCCAATCTCGCATCTTCCATTCCCACGCGTGACGATGACGCGATCGCCTTTCGAATTGCAGCCCGTGAGGTCAACACGGTGCGGCATATTGTGCCGCTATCCAATCTTGTGGTGCTGACGGCCAGCGCCGAGTGGCGCATTTCGCCAGCCAATTCTGATGTGTTGACGCCAGCGACTGCGTCGCCGCGCCCGCAATCGTACAACGGCGCCAACAACGTGCAGCCGGCAGTTGTGAATAACAATTTGCTGTACGCCGCTGGGCGGGGCGGCCACCTGCGCGAAATGTCCTACAACTGGCAGGCCAACGGCTACATCACAGCCGACGTGTCTATCCTTGCGCCGCATTTGTTCGACTATCGAACTATCGTGGACATGGCGTTTTCGCGTGCTCCGCATCCCATCTTGTGGTGCGTGTCCTCGTCCGGTGAGTTGCTGGGCCTGACGTATGTGCCTGAGCAGCAGGTTCAAGGCTGGCATCGGCATAGCACGAAATCGGGGCGCTTCGAATCCGTTTGCACCGTCGCCGAGGGTGACGAGGATGCGCTGTACGCGATTGTCAGCCGAACGGTCAACGGGGCCCAGGTGCGGTACGTCGAGCGGCTGCACTCCCGCATGATGGAAGAGCAGGCCGACGCGTTCTTCGTCGACAGCGGCCTCACATACGAAGGACCACCCCGGACCGTCTTTTCGGGGCTGAACCACCTGGAAGGCGAGATAGTGAACATCCTCGCCGATGGCGCCGCAATGTCGCCGCAGACCGTCACGGACGGATCGATCACCCTGGAGCACCCTTCGAACAAGGTGCATGTCGGGCTACCCATCCAGGCCGATGTTGTCACGCTTCCGGTGGCCTTCGAGACGCAAGCAATGGGACAGGGGCGCCCCAAGAATGTGAATAGGGTATGGCTGCGACTGAACGAGTCTTCGGGCGTCTTTGTTGGGCCAGCATTCGACAAGCTTACGCAGGTCAAGCAGCGCACGACAGAGCCGTACGGGTCGCCACCGCGTTGGATCTCTGGCGAGTTTGAGCACGCGGTGAAAGCGTCATGGGCCGAGGGCGGACAGGTGTACCTGCGGCAAACCGACCCGCTACCGGTCACTCTCGTGTCCATGACGATCGAGGCGGCAATTGGCGGCTGATCTGACAATTCGGCCGGCACGGCGGGCAGATGCAGAAGCCCTAGCCGCGGATCTGCGTCCCCAGGACCGGCAAGAGATACAAGCCCTGCATGGCGAAGCTGTCGACGTTGCCGAGGCAATTCGGCACAGCATCGCCGTGTCGAGTCACGCGTGGACGGCATATGCGGGGGACGGAATTGCGATGGTCGGCGGGGTCGCGGCGCTCGGGACGTTGTTGGGGGGCAACATTGGCAGTCCCTGGCTGCTTGGCTCTTCGGTAATGTTTCGTCGGCCGGGGGTGCTTACGCGTACGGGCCGCCGATATGTTGCGTTTATGCACACGATCTATCCCGAGCTCAGCAACCTAATCGACCACCGCAATGCAGCGAGCATCGCATGGCTGCAGCGTCTTGGGTTCACCGTGCACACCGATAAGCCGGTGCTGTGCGGCCCGGATCAAGTGCCTTTCTACCGATTCAGCAAAAAGGTCTGACATGTGCACCCCAGCCGCTGCCCCCTACGTAATGATGGCCGGCGCTGGCGCTTCCGCTGCGGGCGCGACCAATAGCGCCAATGCGCAGCGGGCGGGCCTGAACTACCAGGCAGAGGTAGCCGCCAACAACGCTCAGATCGCCGAGTGGCAAGCGCAGGACGCTATCCGGCAGGGACAAGAGCAGGAACAGCAAAGCCGTCTTCGATACGCATCGACCAAGGGCACGCAGCGGGCGGCGCTTGCCGCGAATGGCGTGGCCCTGGATGAGGGGAGCGCCGTCGACATCCTGGCGTCCACCGACTACATGAATGCGTCTGACGCGTCGACCATTCAGGCGAATGCAGCGCGAGCAGCGTGGGGCTATCGCACGCAGGGCGCCAACTATACCGACAACGCCAACTCGTTGCGCGCGGGCGCCAGCGCGATCAGTTCCGGGTCTGCGGCCGGCATGAGCCTGCTGGGCAGCGCCGGCCAAGTGGCGAGCAGCTGGTACCAATATTCGAAAGCGACAAAGTGAGGGCTGACCTGTGCCTCGAGTTCCTACCGTAGACGCCCCGCGCGTCAGTTCCTCGGGGCTGCCGGGGGTGCGCCAGCAGGCCGGCCCTGGCGCACTCGCGCAGGAGGTGAGCGCGCGCCAAACCACCCAGCTAGGCCAAGGGCTCCTATCCGCAGGCGCGGTTGCGACTGGCATTGCGACCGATCTGCAACAGCAGGCGAATCAGCTGCGTGTGGACGACGCCATCAATCAGGCGAAAGAGGCCGCGCTGAAGCTGACTTTCGACCCGCAAACGGGATACACCAATATCAAGGGTATCCAGGCTCTACAGCGGGATAGTGGGCAGCCGCTGGCGGCGGAGTATGGCGACCTGTTGAATCAGCAGGTGCAATCCATCTCGGAAGGCTTGGGCAATGATGCCCAGCGGCTGGCGTTCCGTCGGGCGTCGCAGGCTATCGGTCTGCAGTTCCAGGAGCAAGCCACACGCTATGAGGGCGAGCAGTTCCGCACCTATGCGGCCTCGGTGCGCGAAGGCACGATCGCGAACAGCACCAACGAAATTGCCCTGTACTACAACGACCCCCAGAAGATCGATCAGAACATCCTGTCTATCCAGGCCGCCGTGGCGGACCTCGGCCGCATGAAAGGCCTGTCGGCGTCGATGATCGAAGCCCAGACCCGCAAGGCCACCAGCAACGCGCACCTTACCGCGCTGTCTTCCGCGTTGCAGAAAGACAATGTTGCGTATGCCGACGGCTACATGCGCAAGTACGCATCGCAGATGGACGCCGATGACATGCTGCGCGTCAATGGCCTCATCACCAAGCAGATGGATGCGCGCCTGGGCGCCGCGGCCGCAACGGCGACGGTGAATCGCGCTATGCCGCGCATCATGCCCACGCCGGCGGATCGCCTGGTGAACCTCGTGACGGGCAGCGGCACGCAGTTGCCACCCGAGCTGACAACGCTTGTCGCGCAGGCCGAAAGCGGCGACCGCGACCTGAACGCCGACGGTTCGGTCGTTACCTCGCCCAAGGGCGCCAAGGGCCGCATGCAAGTCATGGACGCCACGAACCGCGACCCAGGCTATGGCGTGGCGCCGGCGCGCGACGACAGCTTGGAAGAACGCGCCCGCGTGGGTCGTGACTATTTCCAGGCCATGTTGCGCGAGTACGGCGGCAACCTGACGCAGGCCCTGGCCGCGTATAACGCAGGGCCGGGCAACGTTAACAGCGCGCTGAAGGCGGCGGACAAAGCCGGTGATCGCGCGAACTGGATGAACTACCTACCCAAGCCGGACGAAACCATCCCATACGTGCGCGGCATCCTGGCGAAGTACGAGGCCGGGCAGGGGTCACCGGCCAAGCCCACGCTCTACGAGCTGCAGCGCAACGTGCGCGATGAAATGCAGGGGCAAAGCCCGGAGCGTGTCCGCATCGCCTTGGAGGAAACCGCGCGACAGTACGAGGTGGCGAACAAGGCTATCAAGCAGCGCGACGACGAGGCTGTGGCCAGCGCCATGCGCGAACTCATCGCCAATGGCGGCCGGTACTCCGACCTGCCGCTGGCCGTGCGCGCGAACATCCCTGCCGAAAGCGTCGCGGACGTCATGGGTTTTGCGGGCAAGATCGCTAAGGGCGAAGACCGGACCAATGAGGCCGTGTATCAGAAGCTCGCCGGGGATCCGTCCTACCTGCACGCCCTGAGCGACAACGAGTTTTATCGTCTGCGCGGTGAACTGAGCGAATCGGATTTCAAGACCTTCGCCAACCAACGCGGCGCGGCAGCTGGCAAGGGCGTCGGGAAGATGGACGAGCTGAACTCGTCGGCCATAAACAGCACGTTGAACAACCGTCTGGCCACCCTGAAGATTGACCCGACGCCCAAGGACGGCACGAGCGACGCCGCGCGCGTGGGCGCCATTCGCAAGTTCGTCAACGACGCCGTGCTGGATCAGCAGAAGGTGACGGGCAAGCAGATGACCGACCGGGAGACGGAAGACTTCATCGATGGGCTTTTCGCCAAGTCGGTGCAGTTCCGCAGCTTCTGGTTCGGCAATTCGAGCGGGCGGATGCTGACCGTAAAGGCGGGCGACATCCCCAGCGAGGTGAAGACGGCGCTTAAGGCCGACTTCAAGAAGAACGGAATCGACGATCCCACCGAGGCCGACATGCTTGGGGCCTACTGGCGGATGCAAACCGCGCTGCAACGCCAGCGCGTCACGGGAGTAGTGAGCGACTGATGGCCGACGAACTGGACACCGCAAGCGCCGTAGCGGCCTATCTGAACGACCCCAATCCGCCGATCGCCGACCCGGCGGGCGCTACGCGCGTGTCGGTTGCCGCAGCGCTCGGCAGTAATCCGGACCTGGAAGCCGAATTGCGTCAGGTCGCAACGCGTACGGGCATCCCCATCGATTCGGTGCGCCGTCACCCTGAAGAGGTCAAGCGCGAAGCGGCGCTTACCTCGTTCGACTTCGAACGCTTGGCACGAGATTACCCCTCGACCGCTGCCTATCTTTCCGGCGTCGAGAACGCGCGCATCGCCCACGACGACGTCGACAACATGGGCGTCATCGAGAAAGGCCTGCGCGGCCTGTCGAACCTGGGTAAGGCGGCCGCGTCCGCCTTCCCGCAAGCCGGCGGCGCGCTGTGGCGCGTCGGCCAGGCAGCAGCCGAGAACGTGGCGCCGCTGCTTGACCCGCTCGCGGGCACGCTGCTACCTGAGAACCCGCTGCGCCGCCTCGCATCCGGAATGGCCGGGCTCGGCCGCGCCGGCGAGGCCTCTGCCAAGGATCTGATGCCGCAGGCGACGGGCAACATCGAGGCGGGCGTCTATTCGGGCGTGCAGTCCCTCGTGACGATGGGCCTGACGCTTCCGGCCAGCATCGTCACCGGCAACCCTGCGCCGACCCTATACGGTATGTCTGCCATCACGGGCGGCCAGGGCTACGGCCAGGCGCGTGAGGCTGGGCTGGATCCATACCGCGCGCTGATGTTCGGCACCTCGCAGGCCGCGATCGAATACGCCACCGAGCGCATCCCGGTGGGTCGGTTCCTGAACGATATGAAGGCCGGTACGCCACTGTGGAACATGCTGATGCGCCAAGTGTCGGCCGAAATCCCGGGCGAGCAGGTAGCCACCGTGCTGCAGGATCTGAACGAATGGGCTGTCATCAACCCGGAAAAGCCGTTTTCCAGCTATCTGGAAGAACGCCCGAGCGCGGCCGCACAAACGCTCGTGGCCACCATCGTCGCGTCCGGCGGCGCTGTCGGCACGGCGCAGCTGGCAAACGTGGCCGCCGACCGGCTGGCCGGCCGCACGGCCCAGGCCGAGCGTGCGCAGCTGGACGGGCAGGTGCTGGCGGAACTTGACGCCACCGCCGCGGCGTCAAAGCTGCGGGCGCGCTCGCCCGAGGACTTCCAGACATTCATCAAGGAGGCCATGGGCGACGGGCCGGTGCAGGACGTCTACATTCGCGCCGAGGATCTGGCGCAGTCAGGCGTGGACGTGGCGCAGCTCGCGCAGGTATCCCCGGCCGTGGCCGCGCAGTACGAGCAGGCGCTGGCGACCGGTGGAGACGTGCGCATCCCGGTCGACGAGTACGCCACGCACGTGGCCGGCACAGATCTGTCGCAGTCCATGCTGCCTTTCCTGAAGACGGACCCCGCCGGCATGACCCAGGCCGAGGCCCAGGAGTTCATGCAAAACCGGGGCGAGCAGTTGCGTGCCGAGGTCGAGCAGATCATGGCCGAGCGTGAAACAGACGCGCCGTTCAAGGAATCCAAGGACCTGGTTGAAGCCGAGCTTATGGCACAGCTGGAACAGGCGGCGCGATTTACGCCGGACGTGAATCGCGCTTATGCCGGCATGATGTCCAATTTCTACGCCGTGCAGGCTGCGCGCCTGGGCGTGACGCCGCAGGAAATGTACCAGCGGTACCCGGTGCAGATCCGGGCCGAGGGCTTTGGGCAGCTGGATCAGGCGCTGGCGGCGCACCCTCCCAAGGGCTGGGAGCATTCGACCAGCGGGGAGGACGCGGTAGCACTCGCGGACGGCACACTTCAAGACGCCGAAGGCGGGACCCCTCACGCGGTATTTTGGACCGATGTCGACGGTAAGCTGGCAGCGGACGCGCCAGACTTGGCCGGGTATTCGTTCTCGCTAGACAAAAGCCGCGCGGATCATGTGCGCAACCGGCACGGGGCTGAAACCCGGGAAGGGCAACTGTCTGTGACTGACGCGGATCTGGCCCGTATCCCTGCAATTGTCGAAGGTTACGACGCAGCTGATACCAATATTCAAATTCCGGCAGAGGTCAGCGGCAATCCGCAACGCGGTGTCGTGTTTGCCAAGAAATTCGAGGATGGAACTGTGGTCTACAGCGGGCTTGTGTCCCGCAAGCGCCAGAACGTGCGCACGGCCACCATGTGGAAGTATCCCCCATCGATTGATGCTCAGACCGCCTTGCAGCGGGCCACCGCCAATCTAACGTCCGAAACGTATGGGGGCATGGAAAATAGTGTAGCGCCAGACTCCGCTGAACTCAACCAGTCGGCGCGCGGTTCCTACAATATCGACACCCGCACGATCTCGCTGCTGCAGAACGCCGATCTGTCGACATTCCTGCACGAGTCGGGTCACTTCTATCTGGAAGTCCTGACCGACATCGCGAGCCAGCCCGAGGCCCCGGCCGCCGTGCGTGACGACGTCCAGAAGCTCATGGACTGGTTCGGGGTGCAGGACCTGGCCGCCTGGAACGCCTTGGACCTGGAAGCCAAGCGCCCGCACCACGAGCAGCTGGCGCGTGGCTTCGAGGCGTATCTCTTCGAAGGCAAGGCACCGACGCCCGAACTGCAGGGATTGTTCCAGCGTTTCCGCGCCTGGATGCTGGCCGTCTACCGCTCCCTGTCGGCGCTGAACGTCGAGCTGTCGGACGAGGTGCGCGGCGTGTTCGGCCGCATGCTGGCGTCCACCGAGCAGATCCGCGAAACCGAGACGATGCTCGATTACAAGCCGGCCTTCACCTCGGCGGAGCAGGCCGGCATGACGCCCGAAGAGTGGGCGCAATACCAGGCCCTGGGCTTGGAGGCGACCCAGGACGCGGTGCAGCAGCTGGAAGCCCGCAGCATCCGCGACATGAAATGGCTGTCCGGCGCGCGCAGCCGCGTGATTGCGCAGATGCAGCGCGAGGCCGCCGACCGACGTAAGACGGTGCGCAAGGAAGTCGAAGCTGAGGTTATGGCCGAGCCCGTCAACCAGGCCAAGACGTTCATGAAGCGCGGGATTGACCCTGTGACCGGCGAGCCGGTGGACGGGCCGACCAAGCTGCAGATCAGCGCGCTGGAAGATATGTACGGCGGCGAGGGAGACCGGTACGCCACGCTCGACTGGTCCAAGCTGGGCTATGGCAAATACGGCATGCTGGCCGAGGATGGCCTTAACCCCGACATCGTGGCCGACCGGTTTGGCTATGCCTCGGGCGATGGCTTGGTGCGCGCCGTGCTGGCGGCGGAAGACCCACGCGCGAAGATCGAAGCGCTGACCGACCAGCGCATGCTCGAGCGCTACGGCGACCTGACGGACGCCGAAAGCATCGCGCGCGCTGCGGATGAGGCCGTGCACAACGAGGCGCGTGGCCGGTTCATCGCCACCGAAGTGAACGCCTTGCAGCGCGCGCTGGGGCAGCGCCAGGTACTGGCGCGCGCCGCGCGACAGTTCGCCGAGGCGACCATCGCGCGCCTGCGCATCCGCGACATCCGGCCCAGCCAGTGGATCGTGGCCGAAGCGCGCGCCGCGCGCGGCGCCGAGACGGCGCTGCGCAAGAACGACTTGCAAGGCGCAGCCGTCGAGAAAAAGCGCCAGCTCGTGAACAACTACGCCGCGCGCGCCGCGCAGGCCGCGCAGGCCGAGATCGAAAAAGACCTCAATTACATGAAGCGCCTGTCGGGCTCGACGTCGCAGTCTGGCATGCGCGGCGAATCCCTGGCGCAGCTGAACGCGCTGCTGGCGCGGTTCGACCTGCGCAGCAGCATGTCGTTGCGCCAGATTGACGCTGCGAAGACGCAGAGCCTGGCCGAGTTCATCGCCAGCGAGTCGGAGCGGCTGGACGCGGTCATGCCCGACCTGCCGGCCTACATCCTCGACGAGGGGTTCCGCCGGCACTACAAGGACATGTCGGTCGAAGAGTTCCGGGGGCTGGTCGACAGCGTGCGACAGCTCGCAAACCTGGCGCGCCGGGAACAGAAGATGTACACGGCGCTGCGCGACATGTCTTTCGATGAGGAACGCGGCGCGATCCTGGCGCGGTTGCGCGAGTTCAACCCCAAGGCATTTGACGACGCGGGCGACCCGCTGGCGCGCGAACCGGAGTTCGTCCCCAATATTCGCCGGTCTGTTGGCAAGCTGGGTGACGGCTTCGCCGGCGAATTCCTGAGCGCTGAAACGATTCTGGACATCCTCGAGGGCGGCAAGTTTGGACAGGTGCACGAATCGCTGTTCGGCCGCATGAGTTCGCGCGCGAACTGGAAAGCCACGCGGATGGAAAAGGTCTACCGCGACCTCAAACCGCTTTTCAAGCAGTGGAACCTGAAAGAGCGCCGCGACTATGGCCGCAAGGGCATCCTCGTGCCCAGCATCGGTACCAGCATCACCCGTGAAAATGCGCTGGTCGCGGCGTTGCTTTATGGCAACGCGGACGGCCGCAAGCGCCTCGAGAACTACGGCTGGAACGAGAACCGCATGCAGGGCGTGTTGGACGTGCTGGACGAGCGCGATTGGAAACTGGCCAATGCCATCTGGGAGCAGTTCGACAACAAACTGTGGCCCGAGCTGGAAGCGCTGAACAAGCGCACGCGCGGCAAGGCCCCGCCGAAGGTCGAGCCACTGCCGTTCCCCACGAAGTACGGTGAGGCCCGCGGCGGTTACTTCCGCTTGAAATACGACACGGACCTGGACGAGCGCGCCCACCGTTTCGATGAGGGCGCCGCCGTGCGCGAGCTGCTAGGCGGCGGCATGGGCATGGCCGCCAAGACCAACCAGGGCAGCAGCACGCAGCGCAAGGACGGCGTCGTCATGCGGCCGCGCCTGGACCTGGGCGTCTTTGTGGAGGCAGTCAACGAGACGGTGCACGACCTGGCGCTGCGCGAAGCAGTGGCCGACACGATGCGCCTGCTGAACGACAAGGGCATCCAGACCGCGATCAAGTCGTCGGTTGGCGTGCCGGCTTACCGCGCGCTGGTCAACCGCGTGCGCGAGGTCGCGGCGCCTCCGCGCAACCCGTCCGGCTTCATCGAGAAGATCCTGGCCAGTGCTCGGCGCAACACCATCGTGGTGCTGATGTCTGGCGTCAAGACGGCGCTACAGAACGTCGTGGGCCTGGTGCCGGCGCTCACGCGAGTGAACGCCGGGAACATCGGCCTGGAAATGGCACGCTTCTACAGCCCGGCCATGGCCGAGCGGTACCGCTTCGCCATGGACAACTCGGAGTACATGCGCCACCGCTATCAGAACTTCGACCGCGACCTGAACGATATGGCCGCCAAGCTGACTGTGAAGGGCAGGTTGCTGCCGGACACGGCGACGATGCTGGCTCTGATGGGGCTGGTGGATCGCGGCGTGTCCGTGCCGCTGTGGAATGCTGCTTTTAAGGACGGCATGGCGCAATTCGACAATGACAACGCCAAGGCGGCCGACTATGCCGACCACATCGTCCGACAGACGCAGGGTAGCGGCCGCGACGTGGACTTGCCGAAAATCATGTCGGGCCACGGCGGGTATGGCCAGCTCAAGCGCCTTTTCACCATGTTCTACAGCTACTTCAACAGCCAGCTGCAGATGCTGGTGCGCGCGGGCGCGATCGCCAAGCGCGAGGCGAGCAGCAACCCCGGCTTGGCGGTGGCGAAGTTCACAACGCAATTCGTCATGATCGCGGTTCTCCCGGCCATTCTTACTGAAATGATGATGGGCCAGGGCGGGGACGATGAGGACGAGGACAAGCTGGCTAAGCGTTATGCCCGCGCCCTGGCCATGTACGGGGCGGGTATGTTCCCGATCGTGCGTGATATCTCGTCCTACACCTGGTCCGTCTTCGACACCGATACCTACAACTTTGGCTACAAAATCAGCCCGGTGCAGTCGGCCGGCGAGGGCGTCGTCAAGGGTGTCCAGTCCATGGCCGATATCGTGGCCGGGGAGGGCGACATCGTGGACACTAAGAACGCGATTATGGGGACGAGCTTTGCTCTCGGATTGCCAGGGAAGTTGATATCCGACTTTGTGGTCGGGGCCAATGCCTGGATGAATGGCGACGCGGGGCCCGAGGCGTTGCTGTTCGGAGCTCCGCGTCGCTAGGCGGGGGTGCTTACCCTGAGGGGAGGCTCTGAGAATTGGCGCGTACCGCGAGGACGCGCCCATGACTATTAGCTCTACCACCCGCAAGGCGGGGCCGTTCTTCGGCAATAACGCAACGATTGACTTCCCGTTCACTTTCAAAGTGTTCAAGAAGCAAGACGTGCGCGTTACCTTGACCGATCCCGCTGGCGCGGATCAAGTCCTGTTGTTGGATTCGTCTTATAGCGTCACTCTCAACACCAATCAGGATTCGAACCCTGGCGGCACTGTCCGATATCCGATCCTGGGGCTTCCGCTGCCGGATTCTTGGCGGCTCACGGTTACCGGCGGACTGCTGAACACGCAGCCCTCGGATATTCAAAATAGCGGCGGCTTCTATCCTCAAGTTGTTGAGGATATGAGCGATCGCAGCACGATCCAGATTCAGCAACTGGAGGAAGAGGTCGGGCGTTCCCTGAAGTTTTCGGTTTCCGATTCTGGCGCGGGCGCCGTGCTGCCACCGGCGGACCTGCGCGCGAACAAGATGCTGGGGTTTGACAGCCTGGGCCGACCGACGGTCCTGGTACCGGCTTCTGGCAGTGCCGCTGATGTGCTCATTCAACTAGCAGGGCCTGGCGGGTCGGCGCTGGTGGGGTTCCTGCAGGCCGGTCCCGGCTCCGTATTTCGCCCGTCCCAGGAAAAGATGCGCGAGTTCTTGACCGCGCGAGACAAGGGGGCCGCAGGCAATGGCCTGGCTGACGACACCCCGCACCTGATTGACCTGAGAGGCGAGGCGCTAAACCGGCGTTCAGTGGCGAATTTGGGACCGGGCACGTTTCGCACGACCGCGTCCATCGGGATGGTGTCGGGCGGCACGCTGGAAGGTGATGGTGCGCAATCGACCACCATCCGCCGGCACGGTTCCGGCAACTTGATCAACTCGCCGCTTGAGGACGACGCGGTTATCCGTGGCCTGACGCTGGACATGCGGCGGTCTGTGACTGGTGGCGACGGCCATGGCGTTTCTGCGACTGGTCAGCGCCTCTGGGCGGATGCCCTGGTGGTCAAGGATTTCGGATCTGGCGGCGTAGGCGGAGGCACGGGCGTCCTATTCGAAGGTGGCCCGTCCAAGACCGGCGGGCACCGGCTTACGAATTCCAGCTTCTACGGCGACCCGACGGCCGCAGTGTCATTCGGTTGGATTTTCGCCGACACCATCACGTCGTTCGCGAACGGTCTGTATTCCCAGGATATCGTGGGATATGGCCACGAGCTGAAGAACGACGCCACGCACAACAACCTGACGCACCTTATCGCTCGGCTCTGCAACTGGGCGGTCGCATTTGGGCAGGACACCCCGGGCGTCGACGGCGCAGATTTCAACGTGACGACGGGCGTTGTGGGCACCGCTTGCGACGGTGGTTTGATCACGGGCGAGGCAACATACAACCTGTTCTCGAGCTTGCTCTTTGATCAGACTGGAGCGCCGGGCCGCGAGGTTGACCGATCGGCTGTGCGGCTTAGCGGATCGTCCACCGGCAATGCCGTGTTCGCTGCAATGTCCTATGGGACCTACACGCAGACGACGCTGCTATCTGGAAACCGGAACTACGTACAGATCGCCGCCCACGATACGACCCCTGTCCTAGTGCGGATTGCGGCCGGCAGTCGTCAGAACGCTGTCGAAATTGCGCATCCGGGCCTACGAACCTCGATTCTATCGGCGATCGATGACAGCAGCGGTCAAGCACTGGACGGCAGCACCGCCAACGCGATCTGGTGCCATGCGACAGGCCAGCGTATTGGCTCTAGCTCAGGGACGTTCCACGATCGGCTCGGCCTGAGCGGTGCCACGTTTCTTTCCTCGCAGAAGTTCCGCAGCGAGCACAATCAGTACGCCACTCACGCGTACGCAACGGCAGGTGCAGCCGGGGACATTGCTGGCATTTCATACGCGATCCCCGGCCAGCCGCAACAGGGGAAGCTCCTTTTCGTAAAGGGCGCCACCAATGCCGCCGACTACCTATCTATTGGGGTTGGAGGTGCCGACGCCCTTTATGTGACGCCGGCTTCCATCCGCGCCAACCCCGACAACACCAAATCATGCGGCGAGGCCACCTATCGCTTCACGGTTTTCTACGGCGTTACGACCACCATCAGTTCTTCGGACGCCAATCTCAAGAAAATCCGGGGCCCGCTGACCGATGCGGAGCTGCGCGCCTGGGCGAAGGTTCAGCCGGTGATCTACCAATGGCTCGATGCTATCGCTGAAAAGGGCGAGGACGGCGCGCGGCTGCATGCGGGCTACATCGCCCAGGAAGTGGAATCTACCTTCACGTCCGAAGGGCTGGACCCGCGTCGCTATGCCATGTTCTGCGAAGACGAGGTCTTCGATACGGTGAAGGTCAAGCAGATGGTTTCGCGTCAGCGCTTTGCGAGCGAGACGGTGCGCGTCCCGCGCATCGAAGTGGCCGATGGGCGCGCCGTGCAAACCTTCGTTGATGAAACCACGGAAATCCCGCTGTACGAGGATATCCCTCTGGTCGATGTCGACGGCAACGCCGTGTTGGACGAGAAGGGCAACGCGGTCATGCACCAGGTACCGGCCATGCACGATGTCGAGGAAGAGGTGGAAGTGCAGATCCCTGCCGGCAAGCGCTTGGCGCTGCGCTATGACCACTGCGCGGTCTTCGAGGCAGCGTATCAGCGGCGGCGCGCTGACCTCATCGAGACGCGCGTGGCCGCGCTGGAGGCCCGCCCGTGAGCAATGGATACCTGATCGAAGTATCAACCTACGGGAGGCGCCATGCCCCAAAGGATCATGAAAATGCAAGCTGAAATCGGCGCTGAAGTCGCCAAGGCCGCGCCGCCGGCTACGGTTGTGGTCGCCGGCGCGGCGTCGGGCTGGGATTTGAATGCCGCCGTGCTCTGGGCCACGCTGATTTACATCGGCCTCCAAGCGGGATACCTCCTCTGGAAGTGGCGCCGGGATATGCGCCGCGAGCGGGAAGGGGTAGAAGCTTGAAGACCGGGACACGCATCGCGGGCGGGGCTGCGGCACTTGTGGCGTCTGGGGCGCTGACGCTGTTCAGCGCCGACCTACAGAAGTTCCTGGGGCGATGGGAGGGAGAGGGGGAAAACGTCGTCTATGCGGACAAGTTGGCCAAGGGGCTGCCCACCGTATGCAAGGGCATCACGAAGCACACCAGCCCCTATCAGGTTGTGGTTGGCGACTATTGGTCGCCTGAGCGATGCGCCGAGGTCGAACAGATGGTCGTGAGCAAGGGGCAGCTCGATCTGGCCGACTGCATTGGCGTAGCCATCAGCCAACCGGTTTTCGACGCCTTAAGCAGCCATTCCCACAATTTCGGCGTGCCCCGCACGTGTGCAAGCCGGGCCGTAGGCTTGATCAATTCGGGGCGTGTCGCCGAAGGTTGCAACGCCCTGGCTCATGGCCCCGATGGAAATCCAGTCTGGTCTTACGTAGATGGGAGGTTCGTCCGAGGGCTGTACAACCGTCGACTTGCGGAGCGGGACCTATGCCTATCGGGGCTGCGCTGATTGGCTGGAAGGGCTACGCGGTGGCGCTGGCGGCCGGTGCGTTGCTGGTGGCGGGAGTGGCCCTTGAGCGGCAATGGTATGGCGCGCGCCAGTATCAGGCCGGGGCCGACGCCAGGCAGGCTGAAATCGAGAAGCGCCAGGCCGCCATCGAGCGCGCATGGCAGGAGGAAAGGGATCGTGCTGATGCGAAACACCGCGGCGCCGTCCTGGCGCGCGAGGCTGCTGAAAAGACTATTGCCGTTCAGCGTGGCCGCATTGACGGGCTGCTCCGTCAGCTTGCCCAGCGGCGTGCCGAAGCTGCCGGCGCCAGCGGCGGACCTGATGCAACCGGCCCCGACTGGATCGGAATTATTGGATCGTGTGTCGGACGATATGAGCAGCTGGGAAAAGATGCTGCTCGATGGGCTGACCAGGTGAACGGGCTGCAGGGCTACATTCGCGGCCTGGGCATCGCGCCCTAGACCCGCTCCGCGCGGACAGCCAGCCAAAACCAGTGGCTAAACTTCCCGCGCTTGGCCTTCTGCTTGTGAAAGAAGATGCGGACGCGGCCGACGTGGTCGGCGTCGATTTCGACCGGGTAGTCGCGGTCTTCCGCTGTCGTCGCTGCAGGTAGTGCCTCTTGGGCCCGCGCTACACACGGGCCGGGCACGTGCTCAAGAATTCCGTTGTCGTTCATGGTTGGAAAATACTGTATGGTTGCACAGTATATTCCGCCTTAAATGGGGTGAGCTCTGGGGCTTTGCGATAGGTTCCCGAACCAGCCCGTCGCCGGGAAGAAGTGGGTCCCTCCTTGATTTGTTCTGTTACAGTATTTGTTCCAACCATCGGGAGCAAGCCATGCGCACCTTCCTCGGAGCTGTGATTTTTGTTGCTGCCGTAGGCCCTGCAGCGGCGCAGATGAACTGCAATGTGATCGGGTCCACAACTTTTTGCAATGACGCCAGCGGTAATAGCTACACGGCGAACTCCATCGGCGGCACCACGTTCATCAACGGATCCAACGGCTATTCGGCTAGCCAGAACACGATCGGCGGCACGACCTTCGGGAATGACAACGCCGGGGGATCTTGGAGCTCGAATACTATCGGCGGCACGACCTTCGGAAGTGACAACAGCGGGTACACATGGTCGTCCAACACGATCGGAGGCACGACGTTTATGAATGGGAGCGATGGCTCCCGTGCGGCTTGCAACCAGATCGGTGGCACCTTGTTCTGCAATTAG